GGAAAAGATTGCTGGCTGTTGGCTGATTTCAATGACTTGCTGCGCCCGGATTACTGGCGAACCAACAACGCTGGTTGAAACTCCAACTGTTGATTCTGGTGCAAGGTCTAGGCTTTGCCCAGCCATATCAACGCGCGCACCAACATCATCAAAAATTACCCTGTAAGAACCATTTGCCAATTTCTCAACTGAAACCTTTGAGCCATAAGCACCAGAACCACCATTGAGAGCATTTAAAGCACCTGCCACGGCTTCGGCTGATGCGTTCCATGCCAATGCGCCTGTTGAATCAATGCCAGCGTTCAATTTGAATGTGCCAGATGTGGCAGCTTTGCCCTTGGCCGATATTGCAACCGCAACGTCAACTGCTGTGCCGCTCCGGGCATCGTATTGACCATTTGAATTGACCAGATGCAAAACAACGTCTGCAACTTCACCTTCAATGATTTGAGGCAGCCGCACAACCTGTGTTGGCCGATTTAGATTCGCAACCGCATTGGCCGTCAAATCCTTCAGTTGTGTGTTAATGTAAATGCTAGTTGCCATGCCTTGTTTGTAAATTAGATTTTAAATTTTGGCAACACTGAGAATTTGCCTCAATGATGATTAATTTGGCATGACGGAAATGCCTGCCTCAATGTCAACCGAGTCACTCTTTAAGTAAATAACCCGATACACTGCTGTGCCTGTCTGAGTGGTTGCAAAAGTAAATCCAGTGTCGTCTGGCGCAGTAGCATCTGCAATACTAGTTCTCACTCCAATTGTTTTATCTGTAATTGTGATTAAATCATCATCAACTGCGGCATTATAAGAAATTGAAAAATCATTGGTGAAAGCAGTGCTTGCGCTTAAATCATTTACTATTGCAGCAGCAACTGCTGCCGCAGTGTCATTTAATAAGATTGATGAAATTTCAACGGAATTTGTTTGTCCGTGTGCTGGCTCTGGTGCTGTTCCATATTCATTAATCCAAACCGCCCAAGTCCCAGAATTTCCATCCATTGTAAAATATTTGCCGTTTAAATCACCAGACACATCAGCAACTGTTGTGACTGTTTGCTGCTGTGTTTTGTCGCTGTTGCGCAAGCGAATCAACAACATTTCTTGACCAGATATTTGTTGATCATAATCCACGCCATCAAAGCTTACCAATAAATCTCCGGCTGTCCCTTCATGTGAAATGCCAATAAATTTCGGATCAAGTATTGTATCAAAATCAAGCACCTCTGCTGTGCTTGTGATGGTTGTAACTTTCACATAAGAAGATTCCTCCAAAGATTCATAGGAATTTAAAGTGTTGAAATTCAGCCCTGCGGTTGAATTGGTAAGATTTATATTTGCTGAAATGTTGCTCATAATTTTGTTTGGTTGAATTGTTATTTTTGAATTTTAAAGTTTTTTTGGTTCTTAGTTTCTCACACCAAATGTTGGGTTGGTGATTGTCCAGTCATTTACCTGTTCAAACCAACTCCAAACAGTTAAGTTTGCTGAGTAATTAAATCCAGACCATTCCTGTCTTGCTCCGCTAAAAGTGTAAATGTCAAGGTAACGCTTAACATTATCATAAGTCACATTTGAATCCTCACCAATTGGTGACCAAATATATGGCTGATCATACCACATAATTTCCTGCAAAAATGTAATTGTTGTTCCCTCGGACACTTCAACATCAATTTTTTTGACAAATGTGTTCAAGTTGCCATCGTCTTCAAGCATTGCGTTAATATCGCAACTTGCATCTGGAATCCATAAAACATTTCTTGGATTTGTAAAATAATCAAGGTCTGGAAAAAGTGGTTCAGTAAAATACGTTTTACAACCTCGGCTTGCAAAATAATATTTTGGATCATACCAATAAGGGTTTCGCTCCCAATTTCCCATTTTATATCTGCCAGTGTTAAAATCGGGGCGAAATGTTGATCCCCCTTCAATTTCTGTGTCAACATTGTATTGTGGATGCTGAGAGCTTATTGTCCATTTGATTTGATTGTCTGATGGGTCAATCCCTAAGCAATAAAAATATATGTTGCCCATGATTGTTGTGTTGATTTCATAGGTTGTTTTATAATTTTGGTTAAATATTGATGGTGCTGAATTTATGACAGTTTCATTTTCTTCAAACCTTACAAAGTTTGGGTTTTCCCACCAAGAACCAGAACCAGCATTGCCCAATTCTTCATTCAATGCGTTGCCCGGCGTGCCAGCACCAGTACTGTAATAAGCGTACGCCCAAGTGTTGTCGATGCACACTGGCCGCATCCTTTGTCGTAATGTTCTGTTATATTCAACAGTGTATGGTGTTTGAGAGATTCCAACCCCTGCTGGTAAATCTTTATAAATTGGATCGTAAGCATAAGACCAAGTCTGTGGATTGTATGGAATACTTTGAAAAATTGGATCGCGATAAAAGAACGGGTTTGACGGGTCACTGGGGTCTTCAGGAACTTTGTTGAACCAATATCCATTTTGCACCCATGTTCCATCTGGTTGATCTCCGTCTGAACTGCCCGGCGGTTGTGGTGCTTGGAAATATCGAATTGACCCCGGAACGCCGCCGCAATAATCATACCACTCCCCAATTGTTGTGGTTGTTCCACTAAATAGCTGGTCATCTGGATCATAACTTGGGTCATTTGTTAAAGGCCAATATCTGTTGTCATGTATTTTGGCGTATTCCCACTGTTGAGTGATTCGCGTTGCTGGTGGTGTTACCACCATTGATTTGAAATAATAATAAAGCTGCTGCACCTGTTCAATTGTAAACACATTTGGCCTTTCAAAATCATTGTCCCAAACATTAACGCCAATGTCAGTTCTTGGTTGATAAACCCACCAATCCCTAAATTCTGCGGATGGCAAGCCAAGCCCAGCTAAATGATTAACATGTTTCATTAGGAAATTCTCATAAATGACAAAACTGGCTGTGCATTAACTTGATTGACGATGCCATAATTTACAGATGTCATTGTTTCTCGGAAATAGCCGCCAATGCTAATTCTTTTGCCGCCAACAAAAATTGGGATTCTTGCTTTGGTTTGCGCATCACCAATTCCATCATATGGTTTGTATTCAGAAGTGTTTACAGTAAAGCCAGAAGTTTTTATTGAATATAAAACATCGCATTCAATGCTCATGTTTCCAGAATAATTGCCGCCAATTGTGGCAAGAAATTCTGTGATTGTGCTGTTGTCAAGGTAATCAGAAGAACCATTGATGCCTTCAATAAAATAGCCTTCAAGAGCAAGACCAGTGCCATTGATTGCTGGGAAATTAATTGTGGCATCAGTGTCTGAGATTTCAAAGCTAGGTTCAATGTCTCCATCAACCACTGTGGTTTTCAACCCAATCAAAAGATTGGCAACTTTTGACAACTCAACCACGCGCTGCTTCATTTCTGAATAGCTTGGGCTTTGAATTATGTTTAATGGTTCAGTCATTTTGCCTTCCCTGTGTTTTAATTAAACACGTCAATGGGTTTGATGTAATTTGTAACCCCGACATAAATATCACCCATCCATTTTCTGATTTTTGTGGTTTCAGAAACGCGTTCTGTTTGTGAGTAAAATTGTTCAGCAGTTGGATTTGTTATAAGTGCCTCGTCTGGGTATTCATCTATTCTTCTGAAAATGTCAGTTGCTGCATTAACAAAATTTACTTCATCGCCTCTCACTGTTTCTACTATTTTGAATGGTTTTTTAATCTGGATTGCCTGCGGTGATGTGCTAAATTCATATTCAACCCGTGCGGTCATTGGATAATTGCCGCCACTGAAAGTTAAGCCCCTTGGCTTCGTTGTGTATTTTGCCGGAAGTTTCACCACTGTTGATAAATAATCTGAATATGTAAGTGGGACATTTGCAAACCTGCGTTCAAATGTAATATATCCACCAGCCGCTTTTTGGAAATTATAATCCCCAACCCATCTTGCGCTTGCGTCCCGGTATTTGCTGGCAATTAACCCAGCACTTGCCGCGCTGCCCAAATTGCCTTGCCCGAATTTCAGCCCCACATAATTTTCATTGGCGCAATGGCATTTGATGTAATAAACTTTTGAAATTGTGTTTCCAAATCCAGAAAATGGCCTGTCAATGTAAGATTCAATTGCTCGGATGTTTGGAAGTTGTGCTGTTGGTAAACTCATAATTTATGGTGTTGTTCCAGATGACCTTGTTAATTCATTGCGGATTTCTTCAAGAAATATTGTGCCTTGAATTGTTGCTTGGCTGGCTTCCATGTCTTCAAGCTTAACGGAATCTTTGCTTGCTTCTGCCATTAATTGATCCGAAGTTGCTTGGTTGTTATAATCTTCATTTAATTCGCGCCTTTCCTTTTGTCTTTCTTCCTTTGCTTTGATTGATTGGTCAAGCTTTTGTTGTTCTTGATATGTCAATTTGTCATATTCAAGTTTTTTTTCTTCAAGTCTAACAGTGGCATCATACAATTTCCCAGCCAATTTAATTGCTTCTTTTCTGTCCACATTTGTATCTTTTTGAATTTTTTGAATTGATGCTTCAAACTCAATGCTTGCCTTTGCATTGGCAATTCTCTTTTCATCCCCAGAAATTTGAGCATCAAGATATTTTCTGTTTAGATTGGCATTTTTAATAATTTCCATTTGCGATGCTGTATGAAAAATTTCATTTGATTTTTTCTTTTTCTGGTTGGCATCTTCATTGTCAGAAACATTTGCATCCAATAATCTGCCCATTGCATCTTTTGCAATTTTTGCTCTAGCCACTCTTGATTTTTGAAATGATGCTTCATCAATCAGCATTTCTTCATCCATTCTTTTTTTATGTGCAGCAAGTTCTGTTGGGATGTTTTTTAATTCCTCCCCGGATTGAACTGCAAGTTGCTTTGCCTTTGTAAATGCAGCCAAAGCCGCGTCAACATTGCCGGCAGCTGCCAGCGCAACACCCTTGATGCCTTGTGCCAATGATTGAAAGCCCTTTAAAGCTGGATCAACAACTGATGAAATGCTGCTGCCTAAAAAACCCATGAAATTCATTGTTCTGCCCAATGCAGTGCCAAATGCTTCACTAACAATTGCCAAGCCTTGCCAAAGTAAAGTAAAAGCTGGCATTAATTTGCTGACAATTTTGCCAGTCAAAACTGTTGAGACAACTTGGAATTTGTTAATTTCTAGACGTGCGTCAACAAGTGCATCAATTGTTTCTTTTTCCATTATGACCCCAAGCTCGGATGCTTCCCTGCCTAATTCAGTCAGAGCTTGCGCGTTTTTTGTTAATAATGGAAGCAGTAATGTTGCATCACTTGCAATTGCTTCCATGTAAAACGTCATTTCATTTTGAGACAAGTTGGCCTTTTCAAGTGACGACACATAAAGTTGCAAAGCATCTTTTCCAGACAACTCACGGAATTGTTCAGCAGTCACCCCAACTTGTGGTGCAATTTGTTCAAAGAAGTCTGCAAGTGTTCCTGCGCCAGTCTGCAAAAAATCACCAACTTTGTCTGACACATCTTTTAAAATGTCACCAAGTTTTTCTTGCTCCACCCCAACTGTCTTTGCGGCATATGCAAATTTCTGAAATTCCTCAACACCAGTGCCAGACAACTTTGAAAGGTTTACAATTTCAGCTGCCATGTTGACGGCCGCGCGAGTCATTGCCCCAAATCCAGCAACACCAACAATTGCGCCAAATTTGCTAATTCCATTTTTAACAAAATTGTTGATTGATTTTCTGGAAGTCGCCAGCCCGGTTTGAAATGCAGTTGTGTCCAGTCCAAGCTTTGTGATTATTGATGCTTTAGCCATTAGCGTTTAAAAATTCTGACTTCGCCTCACGAAGTTTTTTTGGTTCAAGATATTTTGAGCCATTATTGCGAATCCGAATTGCCCGAATTGCTTGAAAAACAATCCGCAAATCAATGTCTGCAACTTTCATTGGTTCAACTCCATATTCTGAGCCGTATTCATCGCACAAATGTGCTATTGCTGGGATTGCCGGAAGATTGCTTGTGGTCTGAGTCCCACCAAATTTTGTTTGTTGGCTTGGGCTGTCTTGGAATGCGCTCAAAAAATGTTCCATGCAGTCCAAGATTAAACTTTCTTTGTTTTTAACCTTGGATATTTTTTTGACAAATTCTTTGCGCTTTAATTCATCACCAAAGTCATTGTGATGCCGCCAAATGTATGCAGCGACATCACCATCAGTTATTTTTTTGCCAACAACCAATGCGTTGCGGCAAAGTTGTAAATCAGTTTGCGAACGAAACGTTAATCCGCACACCTCAAATTTGCCAATTGTAAATGTTGGCGCACTTGACCAAGCATGCAGGCGGTCTTCTTCAATCTGTTTGCGGATTTTGCTGTATTTCTTCGCCGCCGCCGCCCTTGTTATCGGTTTTGCTTCTTCCTTCTGATTCTTTTTGATCATTTGTAATTTCAACAATTCCCCGGTTTATTAAATCTGTGGCAACACCTTTATGAATCACGCATTGTGCGCCCTTGGCTTTTATCGAGCCAAGAACGCGATGCGGTTTTAACAATGTGATTTTAATTTTAAAAGACATTAGCCTTGGTATGTGACAACCAGAACGCCAATTTCAAAAACAGTTGCTTCTGACTTTGACCTTGATGCCTTGACGTTTGTGACGCGCAAGGTTGAAGCAGTCCCACTGCTGTCATAATCAAGTGTGAATTCAAGGCCAGCTTCTGGAAATGGCGTTGTGTTTGATGCCTTTTGCAAGGTCATTGTCCCTTCAACTGGATCACTTGAAGCACGTGTTTGTGTTTCTGCATAATCTCCGTTTTCATCAGTTCTGTTGATGTTCCGGGTTGTTGTGGTTGCAATGTCAATTGCATCGCATACAAATTCCACGGGTGTGCCGTCAATTGTAATTGTTACAATATCAAGTCCCTGTGGAAAGTCGGTTGGTGTTGTTGATGGTAAGCCCATAATTTATATTTGTTTGGTTGTGGCAAATTGCCGTTTGTTTTGTTTATACAATAGGAAAGGCATCTGCCTTAATTGAAAATTGGCCATCAAATGAAATATTTGAAATGTCAAAAACGTCATCAATGCTTTGGTCAGTTCCTGCTGGGTCAAGAAATTCAATTTGATAGTGCTGCAAATACAAATGAAGGTCAGATTTAATTTTGAGAAGATCAACCCATGTGCGAATCAATGCCACAATTTCCCGATGCCTTGAAGAAACATTAGCCGTTTGGCTGCCTTCTTCATTGTGCCTGCGTGTTTGAACAGTAAATTCCAAGTTGAACTCATATTGATCATATGTGGGATTTGCTGAACCGCCCGGTGAAATGTTATAATGACCTGTGATGCCCCCGGCCTTCATGGTCACGCCGATGTAATCATCTGGCAAAGTTTCAATGCTCATCTGCGCCTGCACTTCAATCATTTGAGCAGCCAGCCACTTTTTAAAAGCAGACTCAAAGTTGCCTTCAAAGTTAAAAAGTTCTGTGTATGATGTGGCTGGCATATGATATGTTTTACAGTTTTGCGCTAATTTTGTCAATCACCCTGCTTTGAACCCAGATTCTTTTGCGTTTTTCTTCCCCAGAAATTTCAATCTTGATTCCATTGCTTTCATTCTGCCTTGCTCAATCCTGCGCAATGACCCACTTGAAACGTGTTGCAACCCATAGGCATTGGCAGTAAAAACAGCGTTCCAACTGTTTTTTACTTTTACCATTCTGCCACTTCCAGTTGCTTTGCCAATTTGTTTTTTAACCCAAGCTGGGATGCCTCTGGTTGCCGGGTCTAACATTAAAACACCCTTTGCAATTGAAGCTTTAGCCACTCCAACATCTCGCTGCACAATAAATTTGTAAACATCAAACATCTCTTTGCTGCACCACATTTTCTGAAATCCACGCAAACTTCTGGTTCTGCCGTTTCTTTTTCTGTTGGCATTGTGGATTCTTTTCATTTCTCCAACTGATTGAATCACGCCAGCACCAATGACTTTATCACCCTTGTAAATTTCGCCCGGAAACATTCTCTGCGCCCATTTAAAAACTCTGGCATCTGGAACAAAAAACAATTTTAATAAATCATATTCAATGGCAAGCAGCCCTGCCATTTGGTCATCCTTATTGCCAAATTTTTTAGACTTTCCCGGAAATACTTTATATGGTGGAACAAATGTGCCAATGTTCTTCTGCAATAAAATGCCTTGGTCACGCACAAATGTTTTTTCATCAAGTTTCCATTTTTTTATCAATGTCTTGATTCTTTTCCTGTAAAGTGAATCATCAAACTGAACTGATTTTTTAGACATTCAACTTGGTTTCGTTTCTGGCTTTCATCTCAACATTGCCTGTGCTGATACTGATTTCAGTTATAAAGAAAGTTTCACCGGTATTAACTCTGATGAAGCGTTCCTTTTTCTTTGGCACTGTGCGAACATCCAGCAAAGCGATGACAAGCTTGGTTTCTGGGTTTTCATAATCTCCATGCTCCATCATGTCCCATTCGCTGACCTGCTCATCAAAGACTGCATTGACAGTTTGCCCGTTGATCTCAATGGATTCACCCATGATTTCAGCAGCATCACGGCAGCCAATGTTTAAAAAGTCAGAAAAGTCAGTCATGGCTTATTTTTAAAGCTGAAACTGGATTTTGGCAAGATGCGAAAAAGCCGCCACCCCAAATTGGAATGACGGCTTCACACACATATAACGAACAATAACCCCTTATTGCAAAATGGTTGTTTTCTTTCTTGCAGTCTTCTTTGCTGCCTTGGGTTTGGCAACCTTTATGGATTCAATTTTTTTGAATTTATCCAAGTGACCTTTGCGCAAGTAAGCAATCTCACCGGGTTCTGTGCATGCCTTAAATGCTTCAAGGCATTCGCTGGCATCTTCTGAACATACTAAAACAGACAAAACGCCAGATGGTGATTTGTGTAATGTGGCTGATGGTTTAAACATAATATTAAATTTCTGTGTTATAAAAAAGCCGCCTTGGATTGACCAAGACGGCTTCAAGATGATTAAGCAGTTACAACGCGAACGCCGTAGTCAACACCCTTTGCAACTCCATAAAGAAGGTTGCAGTTATAGTAAAGGATGCCGTCATTGTCATAGAATCGACGGAATTGAACTGGAAGCCCAAGACCCGGAATGACAACGTTTTCAACTTCAATGCCAGCTTGCAGAGCCATTTCTGTATCAACAGAACGGCCAGCCATTAGCAACGAATTGCGCTGAAATGCGAATGCTGCAAGGTTTTCACCATTAGCATCTGCAAGGTCTGTTTCATAGCAGTCAAACTTGGCAACGCGCGGAACGATTGCTTCACGTTTTTCTTCAGTGATGCCCGGAATTTCTGCACTGTTCAGAGTCTTCACAAGCGATGCATAATATGCAGGATTCATGAAAACAGAACGTCCAGCTTGTGGTGCTTTCTTGGTTGAAGTCAAATCAGCGTTAAGGTCAGCAAGATCATCGCGGTCAAAGTTTGCAGCAGTGATTGTGGAACTGGTTGCAAAGTTTGCGGCTGTGATCAAATCCCAAACATCACCAAAAACCTTGTCGCCAAGTGCTTGCAGTGCTGGCTCGATGAAAAGAGCATTCAGATTGATGGAAGACTTGCTGCGCTCAACATCAGTGAATCCATAAGTGAAACCATAGTGGCTGTTCAGAGAAACAGTTGCAGAAGTCATGGCAACATCTTGCGATGCAGTCTTGATTCCTGCGCTCATGTCAGCAGCAGTTGGTTTGGTTGGATAACGAGTTGTGACGCTTTCACCTGCGCCTTGAACGTCAGTTGAAAAGTCTGTTGTTAGTGCGCTCAATGGAGCGAAAAGAGAACTTAGTCCAGCCAAGCTTTCCTGTGCGATTTCGGCAAGATTTGCCCCTGCGATTGTATTAGCCATAATATTTGGTTTTTATTTGTTTTAGTTTAGATTCACTTGGTTGTGAAATTATTTCAGAAGATGTTTGTTCTCGGCATACCACTTGTTTTTGGCTTCAAGGCCATGTGATTTGCCAACTGCTGTGTATTCTTCCCAGAATGATTCAGCAGTGGTTTTTGTTTCTGATTGGTTGGAAGCTTCAGCAATTGCATCAGCAGTTTGTAAAGCCATCAGTTCAGCAGCAGCAGAAGCAACTTCAATTGCCTTCAATTCAGTTGCTTCATTCAATGCAACTGCGGCTTCTTCCATTTCTTCTGTGTGAGAACTTTCCATGTCTTCAATTTCAGATTTATACTCTTTGAGCGAATTTTGCAATTCAACAATTTGCGCTTCTCCATGCTCAACTTGCTCGCTGACTTCAAACAATTCATCTTCAAGCTTTGCAACTTTGGATTCATGTTTTGCAACAATACTGGAAACAATCTTTTCAACTGGCAATGTTGCCCCGGCTTGTGCCGCGATTGCAGACAATTCTTTGACCGATGCGGCAGCCTTTAAGCCTTCAACTGTGCCATCAATTAAACCTGCTTCCATTGCTTCATCAGCAGTGAACCATGTTGTGGCATCCATTAATTCTTCCAGTTCTTCGGTGCTGTAATTGCTGCGGCTGTATGCGTTGATAATTGCAGACTTCATTTTGTCCATTAAATCAGCTTCTTTGCGCAGTTCTTCACTGTCACCAATTGCCACTGTCCAAGGGTTGTGAATCATCAGCAAAGCATTGTCTGCCATCAGCACTTCATCACCAGCCATTGCAATGACCGATGCCATGCTTGCTGCCATGCCGTCAATGTAAACTGTGACGTTCGCTGGATGGCGTTTGATTGCGTTGAAGATGACATTGCCCTCGA